AGATAAAGATATAATATTTTCTATAAATGACGGTGGCACACAAAGGAATATACTAACATTAGATTCTTCTGCCCAAACTACAACAATAAATACTACTGTTACAGGGATAACTACAGGTATAACTTTTTCTGATTGGGAAGTTGTAGGTGTAGGACATTATCCAAGAATATCATTTGCAGGTTCATTTGGATTAGGGTTTATAGATTATGGGTTTTGTTTACTAGCTCAATCTAATAATGTCTTTTTATATTTTACAGATGAAGCATTTGAGAATAGTGGATATATTAATTATGTAACTACTACCGATGTTTTATCTTTTGTTGGTTTTAGTAATGTATCTTTTGACTCATCAATTTCTACAGCAGGTTTAACTACTTCAGAAAATCTTAAAATAAATAGTGGACTTCTTCATATAGAAAAAGACCAAGGGGCTTTAACAGAAATCCGCATAGACAATGCCGACCAAACTGGTGTTGAACATACGGGGCTTACATTCTACGATGGGGCATCTAAAGTAGCTTCAATTGAGAAAAACAATAATGATGATTCATTAGCAATAAATAATACTGGTGGGAATTTGGTTATAGGCACCACAACTTCTGGCGATACCTACCTTTCATCTGCAGGTACACTTTTTTTCAATTCAACTGATGATGTTGCTAATTTTGGTGATGATGCTATATCTACTACAGGAACATTTGCTTCTGGTGCAGCTACCATTACTGGTAATGTAATCCCAAGTGCTAATGACACTTATGATATAGGGGCTATGCCAACTTCACAATGGAAAGATGCTTATTTTTCAGGTCAAGTAAACGCTAATACTTTAGTTTTTGCAACAAGTATTACAGGTGCGAATCAAACTTTAGATGGAAATGGATGGACTTCTGCAGGTGGTACAAGTGCAATTACTAATGCTTTATCTGTTGCAGGAATAACAACACTTCAAGGTGCGACAGTTATAGATGTTACAAGTACAGAAGCTTTTTTAGTAAGACAAGATGTTGATGCTAATGATGTATTTACTGTAGATACCACGAATAGAAAGGTAACAGTCTCAAGCGCAACATCAGGTCAATCCACCATTACTTCTGGTTTAGTAGTTAATGATGGCGGTGGTAATACAGCTAGTGATGATTTTAGGGTAGAAACAGCTAACCAAGCAAACGCATTTGTTGTTGATGCTTCTGCTGATTTAATATTAGGAAGCATACCATTTCGTATTTCAGATAAATTGTCATTTACTCAAACAGATGATAATGAATATATAGATAGTTTAGCTGATGGTTATATGGACTATGGGGCTACAACGGGGCATAGGTTTAACAATACTATCGATATAACTACTACTACTGATCCACAACTACGCCTTACTCATACAGACGGTGTAGATGAATGCGATTTTTATGTAAATGGTGATGGTAACTTAACAATAACTCCCCTTGGTGGGGTAGTTTATATAGGGGATGGAACAGATACTGATTACGCTTTAGGATTTTTAGGAAGTACTACGGAAGGGGCGCTTACTTATCATCCAGCTACTGGTAGATTTGATTTTTCACATGGTCTTACCATACAAGACCCTGGCTCTTTACTTGGAACACCAGTAGCAGGAACATTTGAATTTGATAATGATAGAATGTATCTTACTAATGTAGAAACACAAAGGGTAATAGATAGGACTTCCGATGTAATTACTTCTACAACAACTGTAGTTAATACCATAACAGAAACTACACTATATGAAAACGATATTACTGCTAATGATTTAAAGGTTGGTAATGTAATAAAGGGTTTTGTCGATGGAGTTCTTTCTAATAATTCAGCTGCGGATGATATCACAATACGACTAAAATTGGCTGGAACTACATTAGTAACTTTTAATCCAGCTATCGGAAATGTAACTAATGCTGATTGGCACATGAGCGGTCATTATACAATAAGAACAGTTGGTGTTGGTGGAACAATGGCATATCATATCCACCTTGTTGTAGATGACCACGAAACTGTCGTTAGTGGTACTGGTGCGATAGATACAACTGGTGTTTGTGATTTTTCAGTAACAGCAGAATGGGATAATGCAAAAGCCGATAATACAATAAGTATTTATAATGGGTTTACGGAGTTTAAAAACTAAACATGAAAAAACTATTAACATTATTAACACTATTTATTTTATGGAGTATTCCTTGTTTTGCAGCAGTATCATTTACATATACTGATGCTGGGGAATATCATTCTTTTTCTACAACTGGTTTTGGTACGTTTACTGATGATGACGCTTATCAATGGTTAGTAGCTAAAGAAGTAACCGATGCTGTACCTGCTGGTACTTATATAACTAGAACTGGTTCTGTTGGAAGTTATGTTTATACGCTTAAACTACAATCAGGTGAGAACTATGTAAGAACAAGTGTCAATAGTGGTGAAACTTGGCAAAGGGAAGAAGGTGCTACTTGGGCCCAGGAGATGAGTAATTCTGCAAGCACTTATTATACTTTCTACATCAACTCAGGTGCTACATTACTATTAGCTGATAATTGCGTATTTGATTTTACTAGCAATTCCCCTACCTATGGAAGAACTTATGTATTAATGTATGGAACTATAATAGGTGAACAATCAGAAGGTAATGAGGCTATTTTTGAAAACTATCGGTCAATGTATTGTTATATGTATGATACTACTCCTTGGAACTTAGACTATGTTATATTTAGAAACACTACTTATTCAACAGGATATTTATTATATTTTTATGGTGCAGCTACATCAAGTTATGACGGAAGTAATGTGGCCCATTCTTTTAAGCATATAACCGTTTCAGATACTAATGGTTATGGTATTGTATATTGGTATTATGCTGATTATTCAGGATGGACATTTGAAGATTGGACAATAGATAACTTAGAAGAATATTCTATAATGCACGTTCACGCATTAAAATTAAAAGGTTTTACTTTCCAAAATACTGATGATTATGGTAGGCATTATAATACTGGTTTAAAGATGACTGACTCACAATACCATACAAGTAGAACTAAAGACTGGGGGTTAAGGACACAAAACCAACCAATGGTAGTTTATGAAGATACAACTTTTACTGCTTGTGATGGTGGTGTGTATAGTTGGTTAGGATATGCTAATGGTTTATATTTAATTAAGTCTTGTACTTTTGAAAATGCACAAAGAGGGTTGATGGCTTATGATCCGACAGTCTTACTTTATGGTGAACAAACATATACTAATATATCAGTAGCTAACAAGACTTGGTCAGGGCAAGGAACATTTTTACACGTTCGTAAATGTGATATAACAGTTTACCAACCAGACGGAACAACACCTTTAGAAAATGCCTCTGTAAATATAAGAACTAAATTAGTTAAAACAGTAGGTACTAGAGATTTCCCTTATGAAGAACATAATTTCTTAACTGATGAGAACGGACAGGTTAAGGGGTTAGTTGAAGATAGCATTTACTTAGCTGAGAAGGAAGAAACAAGCAATGGTAATTACACCCAATGGTCAGATGGCAATGGAAATAACTTTCACATAATTACCGTATCTCATCCAGATTACGATGTTAATACACAGGAAATAGCAATGACTGAGGATAGAACTGTTAATATAACAATGAACGTATCAAATGATACTGTATTATATGATACGACAATTTATGGTTCAACTATTTACTAAGGAGGAATTGTGGAAGATATCAAGAAAAGACTTATAGACCACGATAAAAGGATAAGATTCATAGAATTAAAAATGACTGAAGTTGGTGGTGATGTTAAACATATTAAAGACAGAATAGACAATGGGCTATCATCCACAATGACTAAAATATTTACTAGAATTGATGAAATATTTCCTGCAGTTAAAGAAAATTCTTATTGGGTTAGTAAAATAAAAGGTGCTTTTGTTTGGGTTAGTGTGATAGGTATTGGTGGGGAAACTTAATAAGGAGGTTTTATGAAAAAATTGGTAGCATTTTTATTTTTAACGGTATTTAGTTTCTCAGTATTTGCAGTGGATATTACCATTGCAATACCTCAAGAAAAGATAGCTGAGTATGTAAGCGATTATGTTTATATACATAGCAACACAGAAACGATTGACAACCCAGAGTTTATCAGTTTAGAGGAAACACCTGAGATACCAGAGAAGATAGCTAAATATACTGATGCCCAATGGGTAAAGGAACACTTACGAAGGTATATAATTGGACAAATTAAAAGAGGTAAGAAGGCTAAGGACAGAGATGCTTACGAAAATCCTAACATTAGTGATATAGAATAAGGAGGTAACTATGGTAGAGAATTTCATTAAGAGGGAAGAATACAACAAGGGGCAAGCTAGGGTGCATGAGAAAGTAGACAAAGCTATACAAGCTAGCATATCTATTGAAGCAGCATCTAAGAATATTGAAACTATGGTTAATAGAATGCACGAGGCTATGTTTGGTAATGGCAGGCCCGGGATTATAGCCAAAGTTTATACTCTAATGTCTAAAACCTCTACTAATTTTAAATTGATTATGGTATGTTTGACAGGAATATTGGGTGTAGCTTTATATGTAGTTAGACAGATGTTGATAAAATAATATGTCTAAAGAAAAGAGGAAGATATTTAGAGATTTAAAAGCAATCAGGGAAGAGGTGTGGAATGCGCTTGATGAGGCTTACACTGCGTCTACGCAAGTTCATTTAAGAAAATCCCTGAATTTGATAGATGCTACATATAGAAGGGAATGGAGATTAAAAAGGGCTGATGATAAAAGAAGGAGGTAACTATGTTATCTGGCAAAAAAACGTATATTGTTATGATAGTGGCTATAGTCGGTGCTATTGGTGGATTTTTAACAGGTGAAGTTACATTAGTACAGACGATAACAGCTATTTTAAGTGCTTTAGGTTTAGGAACTTTAAGGGCCGGTGTTAAGAAGGCTGAGAATAGTTAAGGAGAATTATGGCTGGATTTTCTATAAGCAAATTGTTTAGTGGATTCAACCTTACTAAGGGTGCTAATATAGGAAAGATTATTTTTATTGCTACTATAGTTATGATATTGATAGCAGTGTACCATCAAATTACTAAGCCTACACAGACCAATGAGGCTGAGGAAATGACGATAGTAAATAACTTGGGTAGCAAAAAAGTGTTCACAGAAATATATACAGGAATATCTACTAGGGGGGAGATAGAATGTGGGTTCAGGTTGGGATATCGGTTCTAGCGTTAAGTGCAATGTTGGCAATACTTTATAGAATTGGTGGAATCGGTAAGCCATTTAAAACTTGGATGAGGGACTGGTTGATACCGCCCATATTGCTAGTAGCTATTTATTTTGTCTTTAAGGTTAATGCAAAGTGGTGGGCTTGGTTCTTATCTTATGGGTTGATGGGAGCTAGCCTAACAACATATTGGGATTCAATATAATAGTTAATTGACAAAATTCTCGTTTATGATAAGATAATACACAAGGAGGTATTATTGTGGTTAAACGAGATAGTAAAGGAAGATGGGCAAAGGGAATTAGTGTTGGGGAAAATTCTCCTAGATGGGGCGGCGGCACTAGACTTTCAAATGGATATAAGTCTGTTAGAGCTGAAGGCCACCCAAAAGCTAAAGCAAGAGGATTTTATATTTATGAACACATCTTGGTTATGGAAAAACATCTTGGTAGATATCTCACTAATAAAGAAGTTGTCCACCATATCAACGGTAACAAGTTAGATAACAGAATTGAAAATTTGAAGTTATTTATAAATAATGGGGAACACTTGAAATTAGAACTAAGAAAATATAGGTATGTTAGTGTATTGCCTGTGCCTTCTAATACTAAAGAAATAATTGTAAAAAGAACAAATGACGGACAAGCGAGACAATATGAAATTAGAAGATGTCTGTTGTGCAACAAATTATTTTGGGCGTATAGAAGTGGAAAAGTAAAAAATTGTAGCATTTCTTGCAGTAATAAATGGAAAGCTAAAAATGGGGATAATAAATAAAGGGAAAGACAATTTTTTTCATCATGGCTTGGCTATAGGTTTATCTCTGCTCCCTTTGGCTATTTGGGGTAACTTATCTTGGATATTACTTGTTGTTAGAGCGCTTGCCTTAGGTTTTGCTATGGGTAAATGGTGTGATTACTTTAGCAAGGACACAGTTGAAGAATGTGGTAGGGGTGCTTTTATCGGCTTGACATTATTTATTTTCTATCTTCCTATAACAATATAAGGTATATCCGGATAGGTAGCTTCAAAAATCTTTCTTTTTAAATCCCAAACTGATGTGGCTTACATTCGTCCTTTTTTAACATAATATTTCACTCTTTTAGAATATTGTTCCCATTCCCAATTTTTAATTATAGGAGCAGCTTTGCTAATAACTCCATACCTTTCTTTATCTAATAGTTGAACTTCAATGTTTGGATAATATTTTCTCATACGTTTTAGCTTAATTCTTGAATCTTTATCCATATGGCCTTTAACTTCGACGTAATATTGGTATCCTTTATTTTCAGTTATCCTAAAATCTGGTAAATATGTTCGATTTCCAAAACTTATACCTTCAAAGAAAAACCTTTGAGGTTCATATTCCCATTCTTTTATTTCTTTGTTCTTTTTTAACAATTCAAAATATCTCGCAACATTCCTTTCCCATATAGACCGCATATAAAACTTTTTCCCTTCGCCAAAATCTATCCATCCATGGTGGCTTTTGTTCAAAAAACTATTCATAAAATAGTTTAAGTTTTTAGGCCTTTTGCCGACAAGAATATCAGACTGGTGTGCTTTCCGTTTATCTGTCCAAGGTAGTCTTTTCCCATGAATCTTTTTTTGGACATCTATTCTTTGCATAGCTTTTTTAGTAGCTATAGAATGTTTGTGTTTGAATGTTTTAGTTAAGCGCAATTTGTTCATTTTTTCTATCCATTTTTCTTTCTTTTCATCGGACATAAGAACCGCTGGATAAAGTTCAGGATGTGCCTTCCTGTATTCAAGATAACATTTGGAAGAACAAAATTTATTAGTAATAGTTAAATAATATTTGATATTTAGTCCACACATCTTACAAGGTGTAAATTTAGGAAGTTCTCTCAAAAATTTCCCTTTTTTATCTCTATTTCTTTTCATATGGTTACAGCTCCCCCTACACTATCGTGTTTATGATTCTGGTGGCAGATACAAGATTTATTCTTATACTTGTTAGTCTTGAATCTCTGGAATCCTCTAACTGGGTTAAGCGGATTTCTCTTCACACTTCCCCCTTACATATTTTATTATATCGTTAGCAGTTCCAAACAAATCTACATCCTCATCCGGTATTGATATTTCAAATTCTTCTTCTAATGAAATTACAAGTTCAACTTCTTGGATAGACTCAAACTCAATCTTTTCATCCAATGAATTTACTATAATCCCTAAATCATATTGGATAATACCTAAGACTTTTTTGTTTAATAACTCCATAACACCACTCCTGTTATTATAGTTGTTATCAAAATAGATACCCCTACCTTAAATATAAACTTCTTTCTAGGCCAATAGCCATAGACTGATGCTAACGTGAAAGCTAGTATAGGCAATATTATACCTAGAAAATTGTATGATACAGCACTACTGCGCATATAATCGCTATCAATAATAAAGTTACATTAAATACTACTACCCCGAAAGTCCATTTCCTTTTCATTTTACCCCCTTATTTCTATACCATCTTTCCTGTATAAACCCTATACAGATACCAAAGAATGCAAATAGAAAAATTGTAGTTCCTATTTTCATTTTGTTTGAATCTATTGTTTTTGGATATGAAATATCTGCTATCTTTTTTAAGCGTAATTCTTTAGCAATCTTATGGCATCTTTCTATTGCAACATCAGGCTGTTGGTGGATTTCTTTAATTATAACTATTTTTGTTTTGGCAATACCTTCTATTGTAGATTGAGGATATTTAATCTTAGCCTCTTCGATGAATTGTTTGTTTACTTGTCGGCCTTTATAATGGCCTATCGCTTGGTATATATCTACGTTATCAAAGTGCGTGATAAAAGCTATCGCCACACCTACTGCTATAATACTTAAGATTATACCTTTGCGTTTTACAATCACTTTTACATAGTCAACCAAATCAATCTCATCGCTACCATCCATCCCTCACTCTCCTTTGGTTAGGTCTATATCACTCTCCACTTCATTACCCCACACATCCCAGCCTTCGGTCTTTTGACGAGCGAATAGTTCTAATTTTGTTTGGTTTGGGTATAAATCATTTATCATTTTTCTTGCTATGAGTGGTTTTTTGCTGTGTTTTGTAGACTTCTCTCTTAATATTGTTGTGTATTTCCCCCTAAGTTCTTTAGCTATTGGTAACATTGGTGATTTATAAAACCATAGCAAATATTCATGGGAATATCTTACCGTAAATGCAGGAGCTATTCCATTTTCTTTATCCCAAACAATTCTTGCGTGGAGTTTATAATTACTAAATAGTTTTTCTGTTTCGTGTAGGTATTTATCAATTGTCCAAACAAATAATATGGGGGCATCTAACTTATTAAAGATTGTCTTAATACTGGTCATGTCCATTGTGGGGTAATCCAAATCTCTATTTTGGTTGGGTCTGCATTTCCGTAGTCCACCTTTGGTTTGTTTCCACGGCGGGTCAGCATATATTATTTGGTACTTCTTCATCCCTCCCTATCCTTTGGTTCTATTCTGCTTCTACCTCTATTTTGCATTTAGGACATTTCCAATAAGGTTCTTCTATTGGTGCAAGCTGACAATATCTATCGGTAACCTCATCAATCAAATCCATTTTAGTATTACAGTCTGGGCAGTTCATTCACTCTCCTTTTTATTCTCCAACATATCTTTTTAATGCCTCTTGTATCGTACTTTCACTAAACTTTTTACCATTTATCTCTACCATTGGTTCTTCTTTCTTCTCTTTAGGTTTTATTAGAGTGCAGTCAAATTTTCGATGACTACCCCAACCACCTCCACACTCTTTATCTGCAATTATAAAATAATCATATCCATCATCATTGTAGCTATCTATAAAACCAAGAACTGTGTGGTTTACACCATAACACTCAACCTCATCATACTGCCTAACTACATCACCGTTTTTATCTATGCCACATTTCTTATAAGCTACTACTTCGGTATTATCCCCTTTTAGTTCTTCTTTTGTCCAATCACTTCCACTATATTTTGTATTTTCTGCTTCTTCTAATGTTGTTCTAAGACGTGCACAAATAATCCTATTTTCCCCAACATAATCTACTCTACGAAAACGGTTGCGTTTATCCTTCCAAACACACCCTACCTCAAACACTTCTCCGTTAGCTTTAAATTGTTTTTGATTCATTTAGACCTCCTTGAGCTTCCCTTTTTCTAATTTATATAAGACTACCCTGATGTTGGCTGAACCAACAGAGCAGGGCTATAATTAATCGTTCCAACCTAAATAGTTAGCATTGTTGTATAGGTTCCCATCGTTTGAAGTATCCCTATAATGTCCAGAGACTGAAGTTCCATCTGACCTTATGTAAGGTTTGATGTACTTAATTCTTGCAAAGGCATTACCAGCTACAGCAATAACCAATGCTAAACCTAGTAACAATATTCTCATGCTACACCTCCTATTTTTTCTCATCGTTTGCCTTTACTTCCTTTTCTATTTTAAGAGTCATTAGGCCTTCTACTGTAGGCATATTATAATCTGATAACTTTATCCTATACTTTTTTTCAATGCTTTCTATTAAGTCTTTTTCTTCTTTAGCTATAGGTGCTAGCTTATCAATGTATTCTTTTTGTGCAATGGTTTTCCTAAGATTAATATTCTTAAGCTTAAGAATTTCATTTTCACTTAGCTGGACATCTTTCGCATACACCGTAGCGCAAACAAAACATAACAATAATGCTATTCTTTTCATCTTATTTTTTCTCCTCTGCGTTCTCTAACGCTTTTAGTATCTGCCCCTTTACTAATACTGTGCCTTCACTTTTATTGATGGTTTCTTTTAAAATGTTAAAGTCGTTATCTTCTAATTGTATAGCTCCTTTAGCCCTATACAAACTAGTAGCTATTTCTAACATACGAACGGGATTATTTTTCCCATTAGCACTCATCATTAAATTAGCTGCTAACTTATTTAACATAATAAACTCACCTTTGTTGTTGGCATCTTTAACGCTTTCACCATCAAGGTCTTTTAACGTTATTCCTAAATCAACTTCTTTCACTGTGCACCCCCTTTTAATATTGTTACTGGTAAATATTTAACTCCAAACTCTTTAGCCTCTTGGTGGTTTTCGAAATAAATATCAATGTGTTTTACCTTTTCCCACTTAGTGCCAAAATATTTTTTCGAGCCTCTGTCTTCAACTGTGTAAGTTTTTCCTTGAATCTGAATCTTCGTACCGAATTTAAGAAAGTTATTAGCAACACCACCAATATAACACTTCTTGCCACTAGCGAATTTTCCATCCCTATTCTCCTTTTTAGTTATACATATATCACAACTGCAATATGCAGTTATCTTCCATAAATCATCAGCATTAACTTTAGGGCTGGGCCAAAACAGGGCCACTAACATGACTATAGGTAGGTCTCTCCACCTCATATTGCACCACCATTCTTTTCAAGATACTTAAGTGCTTCCTTAACAATATATCCTTTAGGCATTGTATCTATTATCTCCTCTTCTACTAACCTTTTTATTCTCCACATACCGGTGTAACCCGAAGATGTAACTGCTGTTGAATCTACGACCGCAGTTATCAAGTAATAAATATCCACAAGTCTTTTAATGTTTTTGTCTTCCATTATCACCCCTCTGGTTCTGCTACCATCCCATCAATTTCTTCATGCGGTAAAGGTATAAAGCATCCAAGAAAATCAGAGGCCCAAACCCTAATTTTAGCTAGGTAATCTTCCATCTCAACTGTGTTCAAAAGAGTTGTGCTAGTAACAGTTGGTACTTCTTCCCCGCCTTTCTTTAGGAATTTAAACTTTAAAGCCTCGTGCCATTCCTCTGGTGTATACCCTACGTCTGTTTTCTTGTATAATATATCTATTACCACACCCCAGTAATAACTATTTTGGTTTACACTCCGCTGGTTTTTCTTCAAGCCAAAACTAAGCTCTATTTCCTTACCATTGCACTTTCTTATTTGCAATAGAAAAGCTGTAGGATTATAAAGCTTTAAACTATTATCGTCTACTTTCCCTAAGTATTTTATTTTCATATACCTTTTAACCTTATTTGTTCTGTAACATCCTTTGGAACAAGTTCATACTGTGCAAAATTTTTGTCGTCTTTTCTTATGTTAATTGTCCTTATATCCATTCCTTTAGCTTTAAGCTTAAATATTATTGCTGACAATCTAAAACAACCAAAGTGGTTTAGCGCTTCAAGCGGTGTTATGGTTCTGCCTTGTTCCAACCAATCTTTTACCCAATATTCCTGCGTCATGTTACACACTCCTTGATATTATTATAACCTTACTATTGAATTTTACACCTGGGATTTTAGCTTTTTCTTTTTCAGCCCTAGCTATCGCATCTAGGCGCTTAGTGTCAGGAATCCAATATTCTTTAGGTAGAAGGTTTAAGTCAATAGCTTCAACATACCAATCATTTCTATATGCTTGCCCCTTTGGCTTTTCTTCTTTCTCAACTATCGGCTTAACATCTATCCCCTGTTCTTTAGCCTCTTGTTGTATCTTAGCCTCAGCCTCTTTTCTTTCTTTTTCTTTATTGGTAATGTACTCTGATATTTTCCCCTTAACCCTTCCCTCAGCTGTGGTGATAGGCTTAAGCATTTCATTCCTTTTAGTAGTTAGTTCTTTATGTGTTTGGTGAGCTTTGTCTATGGGGTCTTTCCAGTAAGCGTTTACAGTTTTCTTACCAGCCATTATCTTTTTTAGTAACTCATTAGCCTCTTCGTTATCTTCCCTTGTAAGGATAACTATTTCCTGTGATTGTTCAACTATGCTTAGGTTCTGATTGTTTAGCTCGTTCTCTGTTATGTTACTCATTGCATTCACCTTTTATCTCCTTCATTTTTTAATGCACATTCTAGGCATACACCCATTATTAAATCAGTTTCTTCACCACATATTTTGCATTCACCTGTGTAAGTATCAGCCATAAACCCCCCTTATTTATATGCCTTTTGTATGTGCCAAGCTAAAAGCAAGGCCTTAAATTCATTTACCGCATCATATTCAACATCAATAATTTTGTAATCGTTAGGTAACATGTGTATTATCTTAGCCTGTTTAACTTTTTCCTCTGGTTCTAAGCCTGTATTGGCTATATAGACATAGCCACCAGTAGATAGGTGGCTTGATTTTCTAATTGCCCTAACAAATTTCCAATCTAAAATTGTCTTTACCCCATCAAACATACAAACTAAATCAGGTGTTCCACAGACCATAAGAGCTTTAAACCCTATCTTCTTTTCAATAGCTAAAGGTTCTATCTTGTGGCCAGAACATAACTTTTTTAAACCTACTAGATAAGGCTTAAGCTTATTGTCTAAATTCTCTTCATCAAGCCTATTCTCAAAATGGTATCTAGCCATAAGATGCCCCTTCTTGCCAAAGTCTGCTGCTGGTGCTAAGATGTGTTCGGGTATATGGCTACAATCACCAATCCCGAAGCTCTTTAGCAACTCATTTACCCCCACCGCAGGAACGTTATCTATAGAATATTTATGTGATTTTTCTTCAAACGTTATCATCACTAAATGCCCTTGATATTTCCGCTGCCTTTTCTACAGCATCTAAAGCTTCTGATATCTTACTTGCTTCTTTTAAATCTGATGCACTTTTTACCCCAAACTTACTTATGATTTTGTAATATTCTTCATCACCTAATACTTTCTTAGCATTAACGAATCTTTGCCTTGTAGAGGGTTTTGTATCTTTAGGCGTAGTTACAGTGGCTTGAGGTGCTTGCGTGGCTAATTTAGAGGTTTTTGTTGCATTCTGAGGTAATGTAGCTAAAGGTTGAGGTTCTTTTATTGTGCTAGCAGGTTTGGTTGTTTGGTTGGATTGTGTATCTACATCTTTGTTATCATCTATGCAGAATAGACCGTTGAGAGCATATTTCCTGGCATAGCTAGATGTTGCCCCTGTTATTTGTGCCTCATCCATTCCTTTCTTAGATAAAGGCTCTCTAGCTAAACCGCTAACTTGCAATGTTTCATTTCTTCCGTTATTCCCAATTTTACCACTTGAGACTGTAGCTATGGCTTGGATATAATATCTATCTCCAACCTGTATTATTTCATCGCTAATGGTTAAAAAAAGTCCTTCTTCTTTTAGTAAAGGTTTTACTGCTTCTAAGATGCTTTCGCAAGAACGATATTTGAATTTTGAAAAATCATTCCATAGGTCTTTAGGTGCTTTTAGGTTAGATTGTATTCTTATTATTTTATCTGTGAATGTTTTTTCTTTGGTTTCCATATTCTTCTCCTATACTTTTACAGATCCATATTTATCAAATTCCTTCAAAAAACTTCTCATAGCCCCGAAGTCGTAAGTTGGTAGGTGTTCCCTAATATGTTGCTTTAGCTCTGGTAAGCTGTCAATTTCTTTTTTAGAATTGTATAGGTCGAAGATAAGTTCATAGTCAGTGTCTTTAATTAAACAATTCATCCTAACTCCTTTTTTACTTCTTCTACACACTTTCTTATTTCCACCACTACTTCTTCTGCTTTAACAACTTTTCTTTTTTCCATTTCAAGGATGCCTTCAATTTGCCCTAAGAAAAAATATAGAGAGTTTGTGTTAATCATATATTTGGCCCCCCCATTTTTTTAGATTCTCTTGCTACCATAATTCTTATTGCATACGATAGTGAGTTCGTACCATCTAGCCACCTACGAATAGTAGTCACGCTGACATGAAACTTTGCTGCTAATTCTACCTCTGATAAACTTTTTCTCATCCACTTTAACATCCTTCTTTCCTTTGAAGTGAAAATTATTTTTTTATCTTCTTTCATCTTTACCTCCTTGATTCAATATTACCAGAATAAAAACATTTTGTCAACTATTAGTTTTTCCACAACTCGCAACTATATATCCCCCAACTACTTATGCTCTGATAATTTTTTTCTTATTTCATCAGTAATAGGCTTGACTTCAAAGTGATATGGTTTTTTGCTAGACTTGAAATGATATCTAAAGTTGTTCATTCCATGAAAAACATACTTAAGGCATCCTTTCAAATTGATAGCTTCTTGTTTACTTTTGCAAGCTACTTCTAAAACAAGCATCTGAGGTTTTCTGACTTTTTCGGTTTGTTCTGTAGACCAGTTTTTTGCATCTTTCATTTTATATCTCGTTTAAAGCTTTCTTGATAATATTTTCTTTCTCTTGATCGTATTCCCCACCAACTGAAACGATTTCTCTAGTTTGTTTTACTATCCCACCTTCAATCATCAATTCTTTTACCGCAAATTCAACTACTGTAACTACAACCATACTACCCCCTTTGTATATTCATGCATCCCTATCTAAACTATCCATTCCGTTCATACAACCTTCCCATCAAAATTATCCACCGCACCACGAACCTCTGGATTTTGATATAGGTACTTTTTAATATTGAGCTCCGCCCCCTGTTTCGCCACTACCCTTTTAAATTCTTCCCTTTTAGCTTTTAGCTTTTCATAGTCCTTAGCATCTTCTGCTAATTCTATAAGTTCCGCAAGGTCAGCAATCCTTTGGCGGTTAGTTTCAAAGATACAAAGTCTTTTATCGTAGTATTTTAAAATCGTTGGGTGGTCGTCATAGTATTTTTTAGCTAAGTCTTTTCTTTGGTATGCTGGCATCTTCTCATGTTCTAACACCTCATCTGATTTAAAGGGGAAAGGCATAGGGTGAAAGTCTTTCCAACATTCATCAGATAGTAGCCATTGGATTATTCCCTGTTGGAATTGCAAGAAGGTAATTGCGCCTTTGGTAAAATCTTCGTATAACTTAGGTCTTGTGTCTATCTCCATCCCTCACTCTCCTTTTTTAAAATACTTCTTAGCTATATTAGTTCCAGGCATTAGCTCTTCTCCATCTTCATTCTTTGGTGTTACATTAAGCCATTTCTCTAAGGCATCAGGCTTGCCCCTTTGTTTGCCAATGCAGTAAATAAGGTCTAAGCGTTCATATCTACCTTCCCAGGTGTCGGCCACGAAGTTATCTACTGCCTTTTTAAGTTGGTCTAAGCTGTAGCCTTCTTTAAGTCTTTTGGTTATTAAGGCCTTGCAGTCAGATGTGAGCTTAAATGCTTTTTCTGTCTTTAAAAGGAAATAATCCCAAAAGAGGGACACTTCTTTCTCTTTATTATTATTCTTATCATTCTTATCATTATTAGATGTTGTTAGTTGTTTGTTAGTTGTTTGTTGATTGTTTGTTAGTTGTTTGTTAGCTGGCTTGTTAGGGGCTACGTATTTAGGTAAGTATTTATAGTAATTAGTTAATGTATATATAGTAAATCTGTTCGTTGCTTTGGTTGTTATCTCGTTTGTTGATTTTAGGTGTTTTATTGAAGTGCGAACGCTTTGAGCTGATAAACCGAGAATTTTGCTTAATTCTATTAGCCCATGAACACATTGGCCTTCTTTTATTTTATGCCCCAAAAAGTCGCTATCTTTATGATTAGCGGTTAAAAGAAGATGCAAGAAAACTGCTTTGGTATTACTATCTTTATACCAACCCCAATCAGTAATTTTTCGCCATAACGGAAAATAGCCTTTATACATATCATTAAATGTCGGCGGTGGGGTAACGGCAAGGCTACCAACAGGGAAAGACCCCTTCACCGCCGAATTTGCTTTTTTAGTTTTAGAAGTTTGATTGTGAATAACCTTGCCATTAGACATAGACTACACCCATTTTCAATTCTTGTCAAGAAGAATTATTCTCTGTGATAAAGAGGGAGAAAATAGAGTAGACTGGTAGGCCACAGCAAAGTCCAGGTAGGATATTTGCCTCTCTAAATTCTCCCCGATCTTTTTTTTATAATTATTTTTCATTTCCGTAACCTACCATAGCAACTTCATAATAGCATACCTATTTTTAAATGTCAAGAAAAAAGTTTAATATTTTTTAGAGTGAAAAGTGTAAGCTAGGCTTAGATAATTTTAATAGTATTGACTAATGTATCTATATTTGATATAATGATAACGAGAGGTGAATATGAAACGAATTTGCTTAAAATGCGGAAGTGTTTTCAATAGCGAAGGAAATCATAATCGCCTATGCGAACGTTGTAAACATTTCAACCTCACCAATGGTTACTTCATCGAAAGTTTTAAAATAACAACAAATACAATTCCAGGTCCAAAATTGCTGATTGATAAATTAAAAATTACGAGACCAAGATAGCATAGCACAATACCCTCGTCGAAGGTTTGAGAAAGGCCTTGTCAAAAAATTCTCAGCTGTGCCCAAAGCGGTCAATTCCGTCGGTGGGATTGCGACCTGCCGACATGTTCTTTTATAAATCGTTTCTAGTATAATATGATGGGGTGGTAGGCAAGGGCTTACCACTGTTTTCATTCAAATCTAATGTCATGATAAACTGTTTCATAGACCAATTAATTCATATAATCTGCATACTTGCCTTTGTATTTCTGTGTATGTTATATGGACATTATATGTGGGATTAAATCTAAAAAAAAAGGAGGGCTATATGGCAAGAGGAAGAGGAAGTTGTGGTGGAAAGAGAAGATTAGATGGTTCTGGTAAAGGCGTAGGGAATAAAGGAACCAAACGACAACCACCAAAAAGGAAGAAATAACTTGATAAGAATATCAAAATACCACCGAAGTTGGGTTGAAAGCCTAAAATTAGTCTGGCGTGTCAACTTCACATTATGGTTCAAAATACGTTATACATTTCATATTTTATTTTCCCACACAGAAAGGATAGATAGCTAATGAAAAAGAGAGTGGGCAGACCTTCAAAACTTTCCGATAGAGTGATAAAACAAGTAGAGATATTAGCTGGGCTAGAGCTAACAGAAGAAGAGATTGCACAAGTTATCGGGGTTACAGCACTTACGATAAGAAGGTGGAAAACCAATAGAGAGTATTGTTCTGCCTTAAAAAGAGGGAAGGTCTTGGTAGATTCTAAGGTTAGTAAGACATTAGTCAAGAGGGCATTAGGATATTCTTATAAAGAGATAACAAGAGAAAGGAAGGACGGAAAGATTGTTGTTACTAAAGTGGTAGAAAAGAAAATGGCGCCAGATGTTGTAGCAATGATTTTTTGGTTAAAGAATAGAAGAAAAGATTTATGGAGAGATGCAGTAGAAAAAGATATTAATGTTAAAGGGAAGGTTATTCAAGAGCTACATAATTTAGCTAAGAACAACGGAAATGGGAAAATTAAAAAAGATGATAACGGAAATAGGATAGCAAATCTAATAGAAAATGAATAAATTGTCGCATCAAGAAGCTAAAGTCTTAATAAAAGGGTGGCAAGAATCGCCACTTTCTTATTGCAGGGACGTATTAGATGTTGATAAGACATGGGAATTGCAGGATAATTTATTAGCATCTTGCCCTCGTGCTATCAATGAGCATAAACATATATATGTTGCATCAGGCCATTCTTTAGGCAAGGATTATATATGTTCAGCTATTTCATTGTGGTTTCTACATTCTTACAGCCCATCTATAGTTATACAGACTGCACCTACCGATAGACAGGTTAAAAAGATTATGTGGGGCGAGACTATGAGGCATTGGAACAACAAGAAGCTAGACTTAGGTGGCACACCATATTCAGACCCATATCTTGAGATAGTTAAAGAAAGCTGGTATCTTTTAGGGTTTACAACGAAAGACACCGGCGCTGCTAAAGAATCTGGTGGTGGTAAGTTTCAAGGATTCCATAGCCCGAATATCTGCGTTATCGTTTCAGAAGCCCAAGCTGTAGAGGACGCCATTTACGACCAAGTAGAAGGTATTACTACTTCGGAGAATGTATTAGTTATTTATATCGGCAACCCAACTAGAGCTAGGGGGCAGTTTGCTAAAGGTTTGCGTAATCCAGTTGATAATATTGTTTTTAACTTTTCTTGCCTTGACAATCCTAATTACAAGCAACGAAAAACTGTAGTTCCCGGTCTAGCTTCTTACCATTGGGTGGAGAACAAGCGGAAGCTTTGGGGAACTGACGACCCACGTTGGCAGGGAAGAGTTTTAGGGCAGATACCAGATGTCGCAGTTAATAACGTTCTAGGGCCTAAAGATATAAACCAGATGAAGGAAAGACATGGATTCTTAGCCCAACATAGTATGAATGGCGGTGTTGCTGTAGACCCTGCTGGTGAAGGAATAGATTATAACGAATTCGTAGCAGGTAAGGGTGGGGAAGTTACAAAAACCCTGTCCCAATCTAATATGGCCCCAAGCGTAGTAGCTATGAAAGCGGTTGAAATGTGTAAGGAGATAGATGGAAGTTTTATAGTGGTGGATTGTGATGGTATCGGTATTGGTACTTATCAGGAGCTTATGAAAATGTCAGATGCGTTCCTAGAGGGTATAGAAATAATCAAATTTCATGGTTCGGCTAGGTTGCCTACTGAGCTTAAGGGAGATAACAATTATTATAATAAGAGGGTTGAGGCAGCCTTCATAACTCAAAAAAGGGCAAGGCAAGGGTTTGCAGCGATAGATGGGGCCTCTGTTGAAATGATAGAAGATTTAATGGAAGATGAATACTTTGAAAAGAATGGCTTTATTCATTTAATACCTAAAGATGAAATCAAAGAAAGGTTAGGCAGGTCTCCGGGCAAAGGGGATGCTTATAAAATGTTACAATGGGGATTTGAGCAAGATATTAAACCATTAACTTGTTCATTCGGTGAACGTGAAGTTATGAGACAAGTGCCGATGAGGACTATAATTTAGGAGGGTATTATGCCTGTATTTACAGCAATAGGAGTAGCTTTGGGAGCAACTGTGGCAGCGTCAGCAGGAGCTGGTATTGGGGCTTTTGGTGTAGGGCTAGCAGCAACTGCACTAGGAGCGGCAGCAATCGGAACTTCTATGAATCAATCTGCTAGACAAGCAGCAGGGCAAGCAGACCAAGCTAGACAAGCAAAAGAAAGAAGCGAAAGGATTGAAAGGGAAAAGCTAAAAGCAGAAGCAGATATAAAGTTAGCAGACCAGAAGGCAGCAGATAAGGCTAGCGATGCGGCTAGAAGGATTAAAGGTAGAACCACAAAAACTATATTAACTTCAGCTAGAGGCGCAACAGATGCAGAGGTAGCTAAGAAAACTTTACTAGGAGCATAATGGTAATACGCAAAGGAGAATTACACGATACTGAAGGGGTAACGGAGTTATTCAAGGAGTTCCATGATGAATCTCTAAATGAGTATGGGGTCAACTTTGACATTGAATGTGCTAAGGGTGCATGGCAAAAGCATTATCAAGAATCCTTAGTAGCCATTAAAGATGGAAAGGTTATTGGTATCATAGCAGGAACTTTGGTAAGTTTTGGTCTAGAAGGCAGGCAGATGTTTCAAGAGTTAGTGTGGTTTGTAACTAAGAAACAACGTAGGTATGGTGTTCTGTTGTTAAGGGCTATGGAAGAAAAACTAAAATCCGTAGGTATATCCTCAATAGTGATGAGCCATATGACTAATAGTAAAAGTGAGAAGATAGAAAAACTGTATGATAAAATGGGTTATAAAATGTTAGAAGTACATTATGTAAAAGATTTATCGTAGGAGAAGCTATGACACCAGAAGATATTATAAAAAGAGTAGAATTTTTAAAAACAGGTAGGGCTAATTGGGCTAGCTATTGGCAAGACTTAGCTAACTTCTGTCTTCCAAGAAAAGCATGGATAACACAACAAAGAACGTCAGGCGAACAACTAGACTTCCATAGCATATTTGATAATGTAGCTATCAGGGCCTTGCAGACGATGGCCGCAGGATTTAGTTCTCACCTAACTAATCCTAGTTCTAAGTGGTTTTCTTTAGGGACTAAAGACCAAGATTATATGAATATAAAGAGTGTTCAGTCTTGGTTTAAACTTGTGGAAGAAGAGATATTTTCTACTTTATCTACCACCAATTTTGAACCAATTATGCAAGAGTTCTATTTAGATTCAGGTTGTTTTGGCACAGGAGCTATATTCTCTGAAGAGGATTTCAAAGATAGATTTAGGTTTACATCAATCCCAATATCTGAATTGTTCATAGAAGAAGATTCTAAGGGAAGAGTTAATAGAGTTTATAGAGAGTTTGAGTGGACAGCTTTACAGGCCCAGGAACGTTGGGGTGAAGGCAACTCTGGTGAGGCTGTGGCAGAGCTTATGAAAGATAAGAACCAGAATAACATGGAGAAAAAGCTTAAATTCATTCATTCAGTAGTGCCAAGAGAACAAAGAAACCCAAGCAAAGAGGACTTCCTTAATATGGCTTTTGAGTCAATATGGACTGAGGTTAGCAAACAGGAGAAGATAAGAGAAGGTGGGTTTAGAGAAATGCCTTATCATATCGGTAGATTCAATAAACTTACTGGTGAAGTGTGGGGTTTCTCACCTGCAATGAATGCACATTCTGATATTAAGATGCTAAACAATATGAAGAAAACCTTGATAAGAGCAGCACAGAAAATCGTAGACCCGCCATTCATTATGCCGAATCGTGGATTCATCCAACCTTTAAATTTCAACCCAGGTGGCGGAAACTATGTAAAAGGTGAAACATCCAAAGATAAATACCAATCAATACAAACAGGTGGTAGCATCCCAATAGGTATTGATATGGTAGAAAGGGTATCTCAAGACATTGAAAAAGCTTTCTTTGTTCCAGTATTCCAAGCCTTTGTTGATATTACTAAAACAATGACAGTGCCGGAAGTCCAAAGAAGGATAGCTGAAAATATGACATTGCTTGGCCCAGTAGTAGGCAGATATACACAAGATGTATTTGACCCAATGATTACAAGGATATTTTTATCTTTGCTTAGAAATGAGATAATACCACCACCACCGGAAGAGATAATTGAACAAGACTTAGATATCACTTATATATCACAGCTAGCTAAAGCTCAAAGAGTTAGTGAGATACAAGATATTGAAAGCTTTTTAGGCGACGTTCAAGCCATAGCACAGGTACTTCCAGATGTTCTAGATAAGGTTGATGGAGACCAAACAGTAGATATTATAGCTAAGATTAAGAGAATCAATCCTAAGATTCTAAGAGATGAAAGGGTTGTGGTGGCTATTAGAGAACAAAGGGCGCAGGCAATGCAATCGCAACAGCAAGCTTTGGAACTTGAACAAGCCGCAGGGATTCTAAAGACAGGTTCAGAAACTGATAAAAATTTAGCACAGGCGAAATAATGGATTTAGCAAGAAGGAATATACCTCATCTTCCATCGATAAAAGGTCTTAAAAGGCTAGCTTATAAGAAGATATTTGATAAGCTAACCTATACTGAGGAGCTGATGTTGGAGAAAGGTTTAAAATTCTATCCATTAACAGACTTGAAGGTTAGAGAGATAGATGAGCTGATTTCCATTAACCAGATGCTAGTTGATAATGAACAAGGCAAGTATGGGGAAATGAAGGAAAAGATGGTTAGGTTTAATTTGGATTACCGGGAAATATATGGTTTAAACTAGGGGATATATGCCTGAACCAACAGAGAAAGAGTTTAAAGCCTTAAAGAAACTAAGGGATGCTTATGCACAGACATTTGGCACAAGTGCAGGGCAGATAGTCCTTGAAGATTTAAAGAATAGATTTTTTTGGTATGATACAACATATTCATCAAGCCAAGGAGAAACACAGCTCAATGAGGGGGGCAGAAAGGTTCTGCTAACTATTGAGAATATGATAGCGCTTCCAATAGAGGAGCAGAAAGGAGGAGAAAGATAATGGATAATTTAGCCCGATTGTTCGGACAACTAAACCCATTCAGTTTGTTCACTGTATGTTTTAAAATGTTTGCAGATGAAGGCGAAGGTGGTGGCGAAGGTGAAGGTGAAGGTGAAGGTGAAGAAGGAAAAACAGGCCATTTCTCAGAAGGCTTCAGCGAAGAAACCAGAAACCACCCTAGCGTAAAGAAATTCAAAAGTACAGAGGATATGGCTAAAAGCTATGTCAACCTTGAAACTAAGATAGGTGCTAAAGGCGTAATAGTTCCGGGTGAGAATTCTTCTAAGGAAGAGATACAAGCTTACCACGAAGCACTAGGGAATTATACAGACCCAGAGAAAGTAGAAATATTACCATTGCCTGAAGGCACAGACGAGAGAATAACCTTAGCAGAAGATGATGGCAAGATGTTTAAGGACTTAGCTGTTAAGTTTAACTTGAACAAATTTCAATCAGATGGACTACAGCAGTGGTGGCTAGACAAGAATATAGCAGCTTTAAAAGATATTGATGCTAACCTTAAAGATGGCAGCGAGAAAGCTATGGTAGAGCTTACCAAGGAATGGGGGGCTAAGACTGAGGAGAACCTAGCTAAGGCAAAGCAAGTGGCAAAGCTATCAGGAGGCGATGAGCTTCTAAAATGGATGGAGAAAGGAGAAGGCAACAATCCTATCGTAATCAAAGCATTAGCTAACATTGCCAGTAAATTAAGCGAAGATACACTTGGTAAAGGTGGGGATGGAAGTTTAACTATGACACCAGGCCAAGCTAAGATAGAGATAGCAAAAATTAGGGATAATCCACATTCAGCGTATAATGATGGAAACCACAGGGACCATAAGGAAGCTGTGGAACATTTCAAATCTTTATATGCTATGGCTTATCCTGATAAAAAAGCCTAGTAAGCAGAGAACCGAAAGGCCTGCGATAATAGGCATAAATGGATAACTTCGAAAGAAGCCCAAAACTTTTTAGAAGTTAGACCCGACTAGTCGGATAATCTAACAAGGTTTACATTTTTATTAATTAACCGATAAGGAGGGTAACATGGGAGCTATTACCACAGCATTTGTCCAACAGTACAAGGACAATATCACTCAACTAGTACAACAAAAGTCTACTAAGTTGAGAGGAACAGTACGTGTAGATACTGACTTCACAGGAGAATACAAGTTCTATGACCAACTAGGTTCAACATCTATGGTTCAAAAGACATCTAGGAATCAAGATACGCCAAGCATTGACCCAGACCACAAGAGACGTAGAATTGGGAAAGCTGATTACATTCACGCTGTGCTTCTTGACAAAGAAGACCAACTAAGTATGATTGTAGACCCTAAGAGTTCTTACTCAGAATCAGCATCTATGGCAGCAGGTAGACAGATTGATGATGTAATAATCGCAGCTTACAACGCAACAGCCTATTCAGGCAAATCAGGCGGAACTTCAACATCTTTTGATTCTGACAACCAAATTGCAGTAGGCACATCTGGTTTGACAAAGAATAAACTTCTTAACGCGAAGAGACTATTGGATAACAACGACGTAGAGATGGACGACAGATTTTGTGTAGTTTCACCATTGCAAATAGAAGATTTACTAAAGACTACTGAAGTTACATCTGGCGATTACAACACAGTAAGGGCATTGGTTAATGGGGAGATTGATACTTGGATAGGTTTCAAATTCGTAACTATCTCAACATCAAGATTGCCAGTTCTTACAGGCACTAGCAACAGGGCAGTATATTGTTACCACAGAAACGCAATGCAGTTAGCAATTCAAAAAGAACCTTCAATCCGCATCGATGAAAGACCTGACAAAAATTACTTATGGCAGGTGTTTATGAGTCTAACGATTGGGGCAGTAAGGCTAGAAGAAGAAAGAATAGTCCAGATTGCATGTTCAGAGAGCTAAGAATATTAACAATCTTTAATAGGAGGAATACATGAGTTCAGTAAAAGGCGTAAACAAAACATTAATAGACGCAGGGACTATTCTAAGCCCAGGCCTTTTTGATGGAAGGGTTAAGGTTATAGTCGACACCTACGAAGCATCAGCATTAGCAAATCCTTCAACAATCACTATGGGTGGAAGATTCACTAAGGGTGCAGTTGTCCTTATGGGATGGCTAGCTTACGATGCACTAGGTGGTTCAACTACTTTGGATGTTGGGGATGCAGAAGACGTAGACAGATACATCGATGGACAAGACACATCTTCAGCAGGGGTTACAGCTTTTAACAAGACAGATGGCGTAGCTTACACAACTGATGAAACAGTTTCAACAACACCAGATACACAGTTTGTAGTTACAGCAGGTGGTTCCGGGACATTAACTGGAACTATTAAATTAGTGGCAATAATCTCAAACGACTAAAAGGAGAGCGTAAGAAAAGGAGAGCTATGAAAAGAATATTTTTAAGTTTATTGCTCCTTGCGTTCTTTGCCTATCCTGCTTTTGCTGAACTAGAAGTTCAAGTAGATGGCACAGTCGTAGGAGGCAGCTTTGCATCACAGGTAAATTTCACAGGGGATGTAACAGGTAGTGGGGACAGTTCCCTAAAGACTATTGTTATTGGTAGCAATGAGAAATCAGTTCAGTTTGGTGTAAATGACTTCTTGTTACCCGATGCAGTATCTTCACTATCAAGTTCAACACAACCGGGCCTAGAAACTGACAATGAATTACTAGCTATTGTATGGGCCGATGGGGAGACGACACCAGCACAAGTTACTTTTAGAGTCCCACAGAATTATAATTCAGGTGGGGCTTTCAAGGTTTTTGTCGATGAGTCAAGTTCAACAACGCCGAACCAAGTTGACTTCCAAGTTTATGTCAACACAAGTGGTACTTCTTGGGATTCATCAGCAACAGGGCAAACACCAGTAGCATTAGCAGGTACAGCAACAACGCCAACCTTAGTAACCTTAACACCAGCTACAGATTTTGATTCTTTAGCAGCAGGGGATATTGTTACGCTTGAGGTTTGGAGAGATAATGTTGTTACAGCAGAAGGTGATTTAGAACTTTATTATGGTGAATTTTATTTCAACTAGATTTTTTAGAGGGGGGCGGGCGACCGCCTTCCTCTTTTCCCTTTGCATTATTGGTATGGTCTTGGGTATGGGTGTATTCTCCACTGACTTCAGGGCCAATAAGGTAATACTATCTATGCTTCTAGGTATTACATTTATGGGCTTTGCTTACATTAAAAACCCTTGGCTTAAATTGTTTTTATTCTGGGGTATTATTAGAACTGCTATCGGGTTTAATATTACAGCCTTCACCGCCTTGATTTATTCTTTCACCTACATTATGTTCATTCAAGTATCAATATGCAAACTAAAGAAACAGTATATTCCCATAGTACTAAACGCTATGTGCATTATGGCTTTGGTGCAAACAGGGCTTATGATACTAAATTATTATGGGATATGGTTTCTTGCTTTACCTAATGGCACAAAGGGGAACATTATCCCTTCTATTTTACAGGTTTCATTAGTTCCGGGACAATATGTAACTACAGGATTTTTAAGCAATCTTAACATGGCAGGGGCTTTTCTTGCCTTATGTTTACCTGCATTCTTTAGAAAAAAATGGATATACTGCATTCCGTTTATAGCAATAGGGATATGTATTTCTAAAAGCATGGGCGGTATAGTTCCGGCATTTGTGGCAATAGTTTTATTCTTACTATATAAATTGTATTTTAAAAAAAGAGATGCCTTTTTCTTAGTTTCTTTGTTACTTTCTATTGGCATAGCATATCTAGTTGTGTTTAGAAATTTATTATTTGAGCAAACTAGGTTTGAAGTTTGGGGCGAGATATGGGAACATATAGTTCCAAAGAAACCAGTTGTAGGTTGGGGCCTTGGAAGTTTTAAGATGTTTTTCCCAACACTACATAAGGTTGCAATACAAAGCCCTCACGCTATTCACAGATGGTTATATGCACATAATGAATATCTGCAATTGTTAGTTGAGCAAGGGGCAATCGGCTTGGCAATAATGTTAGGGTATATAGTTAGTTTATTTAAGGGGATATTTAATAGCAAGGTAACAGTATTGGCTGTTATAGCAATATCAGTAGGCTTACTAAATAGTGGTGTAAATTTCTTGATGCACACTACAGGCGGTATATTGCTTTTAATTTGGATAATTATACTAGAAAAGGAGAAAAAAGATGGCATCATTATCAGAGGTTAGAATATGTAATCGGGCTTTATCTTTGTTAGGTTCTAAAAGAATAACATCCTTAACTGAGAATTCAGTAAACGCAAGGGAATGTAATGCTATTTACGATGAGACACTAGAAGATATATTATGTGAACATCCTTGGTCTTTTGCGCAGAAAAGGGTAGCTTTAGCTACAGTTGATGAAACACCAGCCTTTACAGATGATAATATGACAGTGGTATACCAAAAACCTTCAGATATGTTAAAGATAAACTTTGTTAATATATCTTCAGCTATATTTAAAGTTGAAGGTGAAAGGATTTTATCTGATACTGCAAGCTTAAAAATAAAATACACTTATAGAAATGAAAATCCACAATCATACTTTCCTAAATTTGTTACAGCACTTGCAACACTTTTAGCAGCTAATATGGCTTATGCCATAACAAACTCAAGGACAGTAGCTGAGCAGTGGTTATCTGCTTATGAAACTATCAGGTTGCCAAAGGCAATGTCTGTAGATTCCCAACAAGGTACAGCAACGATGCCTGTTCAAGATGAATGGTTGTTATCAAGAAGGGCTGGGGGTAGTGGTAGTATTGGAGGCAATACTGGGCAAGAGGTATGGTTCCCGGTAGGTACAGCATAAAAGGAGTTAGGATGTCTAGAGTAACAAGCGCGCAAACTAATTTTACTGCAGGTGAGTTCAGCCCTAGATTGCTAGGCAGATTCGATATAGATAGATATAAAAATGGTGCTAAGACACTAAAGAATGTACTGATACATAACGCTGGTGGTGCTAGCAAAAGACCTGGTAGTAAATATGTGGGGGAAGTGAAAGATTCTTCCTTAGCTACTAGGTTAATCGAATTTACATTTTCAACAACCCAAACCTATATAATAGAAATGGGCAATCTTTATATGAGGTTCTATTCTGATAATGGTAGGGTTACTGAGGATGATGTAACTATAACAGGCGTAAGCCAAGCAGACCCAGCAGAAGTTACAGCTGCAGGACATGGTTATTCTAATGGGGACTGGGTTGTTATCACAGGCGTTGTTGGTATGACAGAACTAAATGGAAAGGTATTTAAGGTAGCCAATTCAGGTGTTACTTTTACTCTTACAAACACAGACGATACTGCAATAGATAGCACAGCTTATACAGCTTATACTAGTGGTGGAACTGTCAACAAGGTTTTAGAAGTAGCTACACCTTATACAACAGCACAATTATTTGATGTCCAGATAGCTCAAACTGCTGACTTAATGTTTTTAGTTCATAATAGCCATGCCCCAAGAACATTATCAAGGACTGCAGCCAATGCCTTTACCCTAGCTACTATTACATTTATTGGTGGGCCATTTAAAGATGACAACACAACAGCAGTAACTATTACGCCTTCAGCAGACTCAGGTAATGGGATAACGCTTACAGCTTCTTCTCCTATATTTGATACGACTAACCATGTAGGGGCATTTTGGAAAGTTAAAGATGGTTACGTAAAAATAAATAGTTTAAGTAGCACAACAGTTGTTGATGATTGTGATGTTCAAGTTAAACAAGATGGGACTGCTGGTGACCTTAACACAGGTGTCGCAGCTACAACCGATTGGGCCGAAGGCGCTTGGTCTTTAGCTGAAGGCTATCCGGGCGTGGTATCATTCCACGAACAAAGGGCAGTTTATGGTAGGACAACAGAACAGCCTCAAACTTTTTGGGGTTCGTATATAAGAGTATTTGAAGATTTCTTTGGCGCTTTCAATACAGAGGATTCTGATTCTTATGCTTTTACAATATCAACAGAACAGGTCAATGCCATTAGGTGGATGTCTTCAGGCGCTAAGGCTTTGCAGATAGGCACATTTGGTGGTACATTCTCCGCTTCATCAGGAAGCACTAATGCCCCAATAACACCTTCTAGCATAGTTGTTCAACGGGACACAACCTATGGTGCATCTAAAATACCACCTAAAAGGATAGGCAATTTTGTTTATTATATACAAAGAAACCTTACATCTTTAAGGGAACTAGGGTTTGATTTTGATATAGATGCCCAAAGGGCATTAGATATGACTTTGTTAGCTGACCACGCCTTAGACCCAGAAGGAGATACTACGGGTGCAGTTGATATGGCCTATCAGCAATCACCTAACAATGTTTTATGGGTAGTCAGAAGTGATGGGGAGGTAGCTACCCTTACAAGGCAAATAGATCAAGAAGTAATAGGTTGGTCTAGGCAAGTTCTAGGTGGTTCATTCCAGACAGACCAAGCTAAGACCGAGAGTGTAGCGATTATCCCAGGATTAACCGGTGACGACCAAGTTTGGCTAATAGTTAAAAGAACAATAAATTCAACCACCAGAAGGTTTGTTGAGTTTATAATGCCTCAGACATTCGTGGATAAAGACGATTATTTTGGTATTGATTCAGGCCTATCACTTGATAGTGCTAAAACAATAACAGGTGCAACCGCAGCTAAGCCGGTTGTTATATCATCTACAGCCCATGGGTTTAGTGATGGGGACCAGATTAAGATAGTTGATGTGGTCGGTATGACAGACTTAAACGATAAGTTTTATTTAGTAGCCAATAAGAATGCTAACGATTTTGAACTTACAGATACCGACGGAAACGATATAGATGGCACAGGATATGATGCTTGGGTTTCCGGTGGGGAAGCAAGGGAGATGGTTACTACAATTTCAGGCCTAGACCATCTTGAAGGCCAAACAGTTAAAGTGTTGGCTGATGGTGCTGTTAGGCCAGATAAAACTGTATCTTCAGGTTCTATAACCTTATCTAGTAAAGCTGCTAAGGTGCATGTAGGATTAGGGTATAATGCAGATATTGAGCTTCTTCCGTTTGAAGATGGCTCACCACAGGGGACAGGTAGAACGAAAATGAGAAAGATATACGAAATTGCATTAATAATGTATAGAACATTAGGTTTGCAGATAGGTCAAGAAGATAACCTTGTTGATGTTATATTCAGAACTACTACAGTTCCGCAAGACCAATCTCCAGCTTTATTCACCGGCACTAAGATAGAGCCATATCCGCATGACTGGAATGTAGACGGAGAAGTATTTATAAGGCAGAGTCAACCTTTGCCAATGTTTATTTTAGCTATAGTATTGAAAAGTGAGGTTGTTGATAAATAAGGGGATATAAATGGGAGTAACTACAGCATTAGCAGCATTATCTTTTGGTGGTTCAGTTGTCAAAGCGTTTGGCCAAAATGCAGAAGGTCAGGCAGAACAGCAACGACAGAATTTAAATGCTCAGTTAGCTGAGCAAGATGCCTTATTAACACAGGCAGATATAAAGATATCAAAGGCTTCAAGAGACCTTACTAGGAAAAGGGAAAGGAGAACTTTAAAAAGGTTTGTTTCAACCCAGAATGCCTTGTTTGCAAAGGCTGGTGTTACTTTAAGTGGTAGCCCCATAGCTGTTATAGAAGAGACCATAGCTGAAGGGGAATTAGATATAATAATCAATGATATTAATGCAAACTTGGACCAGATAGAATTGCAAAGACAGGCAGATAAGTATGGTTTTGAAGCAGGGCAAAGTAGGGCCGCAGGCAAATCTGCAGCTTCAGCAGGCAGAACAAGGGCAGGCCTAACTTTATTATCAAGTGCTGTCAAACTAGGTTCTAATTTATAGGAAATACTAATGGCTAAAATACCAAGGCTACAATCATCGGCGCAGGTAAGACCTACGTCTACATCCCCCGGCGCTAGACTACAAACTACGAATGCTGGCAAAAATCAACAAGCGATAGGTGAGGCAGTATCTGTGTTAGCAGACCAAGTACAAAAGATTATAACAGATACAGAAATTACTAAGGCCGACACTGCTGCTAGACGTCAGCTTAAAGAACTTGAGGTAGAGGCTGAGACTTCTAATATTTTAGATGCGTCTGAGTATCAAAAAAGGATTGAAGCTATAGGGAATGAAACATCTAGAGGCATAAGCTTGCCAGCTGCTAGAAGCCAATATAAAGCAAATTTTTCTAACCAAGCTTTAATCTCAGATTTTAATATAAGAAGGACATTAACTAATAGAAGAATAGATGAAGCAGTGGCAACTATGGGAGAAAACTTAGACTTAATGAGAGAATCTTACGTTTCTGCCCCTTCTGAAAAAGAAAGAGAACTATTGTTGAAACAAATGAAAATGAAGATAGACAATAGAGTAGCTAGTAGGATTATAAAGGCAGAGGAAGGAAGAAAGCTTAAAAACAAAACAGAGAAAGACTGGAAACAGGCAACCATAAGGGTAGCTATAGCTGAAGATTCAGAAGCAGCCAAAGTAGGTATAATAAATGGTGATTTTGGAGATTTAACCGCTGATGAATCTGCTAAGTGGCTTGAGGTTGCAGATAAGAAAACAGAGAAGAACAAGGCAGAGGCACAAGTAGCTAAAGAAAAACTTTGGTCTGATACAGCTGCAATGGTTCAGGAAAATATACTTGGCGTAACAGTTGAAGACATTGCACGTTTAATGACAGATGGGAAGATGGACCCAGAGCTAGGTAAAGATTTAATAAACTTCAAAAGGGATAAAAAGAGTGTAGGATTTTTTGAAAGTGATAGCAAGACAGCCCTTGAGCTTATTAGAGACTTGGATGAAGGCGTTAGCCTAGACCAGTCTTTCTTAAAGTTTTCAAGACAGCTTGGAAGGGATATGCAATCAGGCCTTATAAATGCAAAAGATGGTTCGGAGCTATCAATCAATATTAAAAAGATATATGAGCTTGCAAAGAAAAAGAATAACCCAAACAAGTTTATAAAATTTATGAATTCTATAGGAAATTTCTTTACAAGAAAGCCAGGCGGAGAACAAATTAATTCAGATGATTCCTATAGGTCTACTATACAACTTTTATCTGAGATTGCAGATGAAACCGCTTCTGAGGCAAGCATTAGGGATAAAGCAAGAGAAGTAAAAAATGAATTGCTAAGAAGGGACAACCCAACCTTAATGGATTCTGAAGACCCAACGGAATCTTCTTATAGGTTACAGGCGGTTGATATATTGAAAACAAATGGGTACCCAACTGATGAGTCTAATATTAAAGCTGCTATAGAACAGCTAAAACAAAATGATGCAAAATAATGCCTATTGATTTATTAAAATTACCTACTCAGCCAGTGCAATCGCAACCAGATTCCAATGTAGATTCTGGCATTGACCTTAGCCTTATGCCTAAACAGCCAGAGTTAGATTTGCCTAAAAACCAGTTTGGTAAAAATATTCCTGTGTTCAGAACTGTTAGGCCCGATGATGTCTTTACACCATTGACACCAGAAGAAAATAGAAAAGCATTAGATAAGGATTTATGGGGCAGATTGCCAGTGCATCAAAAGTCAGAAGTTGTTATGGACTCTATAGCAAGGAAGTTAGAACCTGCGGCTGGATTGGGGTTTACACCATTTGGTTTTGTAATTGCTGGTGTTAAGGAAGCTATAAATATTGGTGTTCCACTGATTAATGGAGAAGGTATAAAAGAATATGATTTGTCTAAACAACATGAATTGATAGATTTAGAAATTGTCCAGAATAGGCTTGATGAAATTCCTGAAACAGCTGAAGGCCTACCAGACCCACCTTCTGCTTTTAAAGCTTTACCCGGTTTATGGGTATATTACAAGGCAGCACAATGGTCGTCTAAAAATCCTAGGGCTTCCGCAGAACTAGGGTTTAGAACAGGTGAGGCAGCGCTAGAATTATTTTTAGCTCATAAAATAGCTAACTCAGGACAGTTCTTTTCTAGTTTATTAAAAGAAAATGCATCAGTGGGTAGAGCTTATAAAACCTTAAATGTAACAAGATTTGCTAAAACTGCTGATATCACAAAACAATATAGGGCAATGGCTTTGAAAGCGCATCCAGATTGGGGGGGTTCTGCTGAGTTGTTTAATGAAGTTCAGAAAGCATACCAGACTATAAGAGCAGATAGAGCTTCTTTAGGCAATAAAGTTTTAGATATATTCAGAAGCAAAAAGGCAAAGCCAAAAACAGCTATTGAATTTATGAAGTCTTTAGGTGGTAAGGAATCTATTACATCTTCAGAGGCAGCCCAGGCTATGAATATCGAAGGTGCGGAGTCAATTGTGGAAGTGGCAGCTAAGTCAGGTTCTCTAGAACTGTTTAAGAAAACAGTTACAGAAAACCCAAAACTAACAGCGTTAATTCCTTCTGTTGCAAAAAGCGAACAAGAACTAGAATTGTTATATCACACAACTAAATATATGAATACATTGCCAGCTGAAGATATAGCGCTTAAAGCTACATTGGATACTGCTTTTAAAATTCCAGCAAAGATAGCCAAAGAAGGAGCTAAGTCCCTTACGGAGGCACAAGCTAAAAGTATTCTTGGCATTGACGCTACAGGTAAACCCACTAAGGGTGGGTTGGTCTCAGTATCATCTACAGTTGGTAAAAGTATTCCTTTAAAAACTATAGGCCAAGGTGGTAAACAAACTGGATTAGAGGGGATTAACCCTGTTACTCTTGGTGAAATTATAGAGCTTGCTAACACTAATAAGATAGAGATAACGATAACAGGTGGCACTGAGGCTGGACATTTAGACGCAGGCGAGATAACACATGGGGCAGGAACTAAGGTAGACTTAAGAAAAGAAGCTAAGTTGGATGCTATTATTCAAGCTTGGGAACAGGTTGCAGCTAGGCCTAGCGATGGGGCTATTGGTTTTAAAAATCCAAAAACAGGTTCTGTATTTTGGGATGAGGGCAACCATTGGGATGTTGAGACTAATCCTAGTAAAATAATGACTGATATAAAAAAGGTTAAAGTTGTAGAACCCAAAGCTGTGCTAGGTGTATCTACTGGGGCTAAGATATCTGAACCAGAGGTATTACAAGACAGCCCAGCTTTTAGAAAACACTCTGAATTCTTGCAGGGTATACAACTTCCTGCAGAATCTAATATTAGAAAAATACAGAAACAGATGAGGGTTGTAAATGGTAAAAGGCTGTCCGGGAAGATAACAGCGAAAGAGGCTAACAAAGAAATTGCTTCTCTAAAGAAACAACTAAGGGCCACAGCTAAAAAGGAAGGCATAGCTATAAGAGCGACTAAGAGTGGTAAAGTATCAGTGGCTCTTAGAAAAGCTGGTACTTTTGTTCCTATAGAATTTTCTGAGTGGAAAAGCTTTAAGGATGTAAAACAATTCTTTGGTGGCGGAACAGATATAACAAGGTTAATACAACAAATGGATGGTTCTTTAACCGCTGCACAACGAGCTAAAATACCTGGGCAAGCAGGGCCTTTGGAGAAATTTGTTTTATTTAGAACTAGAGATATTTCTATTCAAAAGATAGGTTATATAAAAGAAAAAAGTATATTATTGAGGTCTATAATAGGCAAAGTTAAACCTGGGTCTAAAACTGATATAGCTATTAATGATGTGCTAAGGGCTATCAGCAATGAAGATTTGAAATCTACAGCTACAGTTTTGGCTAAAAGGTCTGCCATTTCAAACATAACAAAGGACATATCTATAGTTAAAAAGGCTATGGAATTAAGAAAGTTTTATAACACAATTTTGGATGAGCAAAATGAAGTACGTTTGATGAGAAACCAAAAGCCTATCCCTTTTAGAAGCAATTACAGCCCTGAAGTTTTAAGAGATACTACTGTTTGGGAAAGACTTTTTTTAAAAGATACTGTTCCTCAAGAAGTTCAATCAGCCCCTGATTTGCCAGACTATGTTAGGCCGAATAAACCATTTAACCCTAGAGAATTAGCAAGGACTACTGGTATAAGATATAATGATAGAGTTTTATCTGCCATCGAACTTGCACAAAATTATATAGTAACAGCTTCTAAAGATATATTTAACACTTCTATAATACAAAATAACAAGGCCTTTATACAGCAGTTAGAAACTATGGGCTTTAATGATACAGCAAATGCTCTTGCAGATTGGAATGCAGAGGCTTTCGCAGGTACTAAAATTTCTTTTGATAAGAATTTTAAGCTACCAGCTAAGTTGGAGAAGGGGATTAGATTTTTAAACAGGTTAAGAAACCTTGCAGTATTTCCTTTTAACTTCTCTTGGAATATATTTACCCAGACGTCTTCAGTTTCTCTTACAGTTTTAAAGTATGGAGCCATAAATACAACTAAAGGTTTTATAAAATGGTTAGACCCAAAAGTTAGGAAGCAAACCTCTGAAGATTATTATTCATTCATAGTTAAATCAGATAAGCAAGGTAGGGTTACAAAGCAAGATGCTCAGGCTTTAATAGGCCAAAATGTTAGAATATATAGGTCTCCTTTAGATATAGCAGAGGATGTAGGTGCATTGGTTACAGAACAGATAGAAAAAATTTTGACAGGTGCCTCAATACAGGCTGCCAAAATATCAGGTCAACAGGCAGGGCTAACAGGAGAAGCCTTGAAGAATTTTGCATCTGATGGCGGTGGCAAAACACAGTCTATGTATAATGATGAAGATAAACCTAGAATCTTAAAATCTTTGCTTACAAAAACAATAGCACCTTTCCAAACATTTGCATTTGAGTTTATTAATACAGCTAGAGAAATTGCTGGGAAAACAGGGCTTCCACCTGATAGCAAGGCAAAGGCTTTATGGCAAATAATAAGATTTGCTGCTGTCGCATCAGTATTCGCTACTTCAGCAAAAAGATTAGCTAATAGAGAGATATGGTCTTGGAGGAGGCCACCTGTCCCATTTGCTGAAATATGGCTTACGCCAATTATAGATAAACTTTTAGGAGAATACCAAGGCAGTGCTGGGCTACCTGCCCCTGTCCAAGTATTTACAAAGCTAGCGCAAGGTATTAATGATATTATAGAAACTGGTAGTTGGGAAAGGATGAGAAAAGAACTAACTAAATGGGGGCCTGGGGTGTTTGGTGTTCCGGGTGGTGTCCAGATATCAAGAGTTGTAGAAGCCATGATAGCATATGCTAGGGGTGGGGTTATAAATAGGCAAGGTGAGTTTATATTTCTTTTGGATGAAAGCGATTTGCCACAGGCACTGCTAAATGGCATATGGTCTACTGAGGCTGGCAAGGCAACTATAGAAGCAAAAAAGGGTGGTAAACCACAAGTGATAAAATTAGGAAATTAAAAATAGGAGGATTAAATGACAATAGCAACCACAGCCGCAAAAATAGTTTATATTGGTGATGCTGCTACAGTAGCTTTCCCTTATAATTTCAAGATATTCGCTGATGGCGATTTAGTAGTAACGGAAAAACTGATAGCTTCACCTTACACCGAAACTGTCAAAACCATAACCACAGACTATACTGTTTCTGGGGCAGGGGATGCAACGGGTGGCACTGTAACTATGGTAACTGCACCTGCTAGTACTGTTAAGCTTATAATAAAAAGAACTTTAACACTAACACAGTCTTTTAACTTAGTAGAAAATGACAATTCACCTTCCAACAGCTTTGAAGAAGCCTACGACAAATTAACAGCGATGGTCCAGCAAATGCAAGAGCAGTTAGATAGGTCTATAATACAAAGCATTGATAATACTGCCAAATTAACATTTCCTTCAGCCTCAGCTAGTAAAGGTATAGCTTGGAATTCTGACGCTGATGGTTTAGAGAATGTTACATTATTAGATTCTTCAGCAGTGGCAGCGGCAGCGGCAAGTGCGGCTTCCGCTTCCTCAAGTGCTTCCTCAGCTTCATCTTCAGCGTCTAGTGCTTCAGCAAGCGCAGCGGCAGCGGCAGCAAGTGCGGCTACTATTGACTTAACAGCACCCGGTGCGATTGGTGGGACTACACCAGCAGCAGGTACTTTCACAACATTGATAGGCACTAATATAGATGGTATTATCGGGGCTAACACACCAGCAGCAGGTTCTTTTACAACATTGATAGGCACTAATATAGATGGTATTATCGGGGCTAACACACCAGCAGCAGGTTCTTTTACAACATTATCACTTACTAATACGACAACGACTACAACTTTAGAAGTTATTAAAAGTGGTGTGGCTGGTGGACATGCTATTACTGTAGCTAATTCTGGAACATCATCAGGCATTTTTGTAAATCAAATAGGGGTGTTAACCGGGAATGATAGGGGGTTATTAGTTTCTTCCGCTGTAGCCCAAACAACAGATGAGTTGGTAGAATTTGCTTTGTATAATGGTGATTCATCAATAGTTACACTAAAGATAGGACAATCTGGTTCTGGTTCCCAAGTTTTAGGGGAAGGGAACGAAAATTTATCTAATGCTGGGGTATGGACAGATAGAGCATCAACTTATGCCGAAAAAACAAACATCACAGATTTAGATGTAGCTGGTTTTGCTGATAAGCTAAAAAATTGTAAGTTATTTAGATATCAAAAGAAATGTGAAGTTTATGGTAATAGACCTTCTCTTGATAATAAGGGCAAAGAAATTAAAGAGGAAGAGAAGGAATATAGCAATAAGGTTAGGACAGCAGATGCACCTTACCATATAGGACATATATTAGACGACCCAACTACACCAGATGAATTAGTTTCAAGAGATGCAATAACAAAAGAAATAAATGGTTTATCCGCACAGCATGGGGTTCATTTTCTATTAGCAGTGTGTAAGGATTTAATTAATAGAATAGAGGTATTAGAAAAAGCATAAGGAGGGGATTATGAATTTTAAAAAGATTTTTGCGTTGGTGTCAATAATACTTTGGCTACCATTGGCTGTGTTCGCATCATCAGATACAATACAGATTATCGATGATACGACGCTAGACGATAGCCCAACTACAGTAACTTCATCTGCTGTATATATCGGCTATTTTTCTCAACCATCTGTATACATCTTGTATGATGAAACAGACCCAGATTCTGCGGTATCAACAGCAGTTAGTATGCAGGTTTCACATGATGGTTCTAACTGGATAGATAGTAGTTGGTATGATTTCGCTGGCGGTTCTACATTCCAGACTAGTGAGACATTATCTGCTGATGCTAATTATGTGGGATGGTTAGAAGACCAAGCCCATTATCCATATATCAGGGTAATTGCACTAGCAACAGGTGGTGATGCAACTAATTCAACAGTAATAAATGCTTACATAGCAGGTAACAGATAGGAGGAGAAACAATGAAAGAAGTAATTGTTCAGATTCAGGGGTTGTATGATGCCTTAGTAAAAGGCAATGATGAGAATGCAGAACTCAAAACAAAGTTGGTTGCTAAGACTGCCAAACTAAAAGAAAAGGAAGCAAAATCTGATGCAAGAAGTGCAGACATGAATGCTAGGGAAACTGCAGTTAGGAAAATAGAAGATGTAAAAGCTCTTAGTGATGCAACAAAAGAAGCTATTAAAAAGTTAAAAACTGATAGTGAACAGCTAAATATAGAAAGGACAGCTTTTGAAACATATCAGGAACAGACTAAGCAAGAGAATACATCATTACAGAAAAGCTTGGAATCTTCTATTGAAGCAGCAAATAAAAAAGAAGCAAAACTAGCTGATGATATTAAGAAACTAAAAGCTAAAGAGAAAAAACTTAGAGAAGATATTGTAAAAGAATTACAAGGATTAGCTAAGAAATGAGTGGATTAACATTCACAGACAATGAGTTCCAACTTCACGATGCAGGTGGAAACACAGTAAATTATCAGGCAGCACGTCAAGGTACAACAGGCACAAAAACCTACAATGCCTGGATTGCTGCTGATGGTAGTTTTATAATAATGGAAAGAAACCTTGCGGATTCTTCTGATATCACAACAAAGTACATTAGGTTTCTTAAGACTGATGATTTCGCAACGGAGTGGGGGAATCGCACAACTCAAACTTATGTTGAATTTAATGAGCTATTTACGTAGGGTTTTAATAGCTATAGCCATTTTAATACCCATAGGTGCTTATGCCTTTGGGCCTTCTGACTATGAGTATATAGCCCTTAATCCATTTAGTGGGCAACCTGACGCTACTGTTAAACAAACCTCAGTTGAGGCTATAGCAGTTGCAACTGGGGACCAAGTCTACCTTCGCCTAGACACTACCAACAAACCACTTACCGGCGATTTAGAGCTTTACCAAACAGCCGATACTAATATTACAATAGCCTCTGCTGATGGTGGGCAAGGTGGGGAAAGTGTTACCCTTGACTTCTTAGAAGCAACCTCAGACGCTACCTCTTATGACTTCGGCACAAACTACAACTGGGGATTTAGATGGTTATATGACCCTGACACTAACAACTTAACACTTAATACAGGCGTTCATACTACAGTTACAAAGATACTTGAGATAACCAGATATGAGCCTTCCTTTGATTTCCAAAGCTATCCTTTAACCACCACAGGCGATATTTTAGCCAATGAATTTAACATAGACGCTACTATAGACCACGAAATATATGATAGTTCTGACGACCTTATTTTACGAAATCTTAATCAAGATAAGGATATAATATTTTCTATAAATGACGGTGGCACACAAAGGAATATACTAACATTAGATTCTTCTGCCCAAACTACAACAATAAATACTACTGTTACAGGGATAACTACAG